GTGGGCTCGGAGATGTGTATAAGAGACAGCTATGAGGCTACCGAAAACTCTAATGCTTTAATCAATACAATTAGTAATTTATATAATTCAAAAACAGTTCACCAAGAAGATAATGGAATTGGTAAAAAAATCATTGTAGAAAGTGATGTTTTCGCTGGCGGTGCGGGTCAAGTAACTATTAACCCGATTGTTAAATTAGTGCCAATTTCTACATATCCCGAATTAATCCAAGTAGAACGTAAATTTAACTTACGTGTAGACGATAGAGGTAGATGTGCTTTATTCGTAGCTGATACGGGATATTTCGAAAAAGAAGTGCAAAGATTGATCAAGCAGTTCTTAGAAGCTGAATTGCCAAAAGAAATTAGAGAAAAAGTAGTATTGGCATTATAGGAGGAGCGGAACAAATGGAGACTAAGTATACAAGAAGTATTTTAGATATAAATAACGGTTCAATCATTAGGGATCTTGACCGCGAATTGGCTAAAGTAATGGTTAATCTAGCTGATGTAGCAACTGATGATAAACCTAGAGAAATTAACTTAAAACTTAAGTTCACACCGAAAAACGATAAAAAAGAAATGGATATAAAACCGATTATTAGTTCTAAGGTTAGCCCTAAAAAGACTGATGATATTCATGTTTACAATCAAATTAAACGTGATAAAGACGGTGAAGTGATTGGCTTTGTACTTCAAGAACCGTCAAGCATATTATCTGGCCAACTGAATATAGATGGTGAAATTGAACCACCAAAAGAGCCAATAATGATTGATCTAAAGAAAGAGTAGTAAATTACTCTTTCTTATCTGATTAGTAAAGGAGTTGTTGAAGTGGATAATGATACATACATAAGATTATATAGAAGTTTTCTGAATTGGCAGTTTTATAGTGATAGAAATGTGAAAGATGTTTATTTACATTGTCTACTCTCAGCAAACTTTAAACCTAAAAATTGGAAAGGCGAAATTATTGGACGTGGAAGTTTTGTAACTACATATAAAAAATTAAGCGAAGAATTAGGAATGTCACCACAAGAGATTAGAACTGCTATTAATAAATTAATAGACTCAAACGATTTAACAAAGAAAACAACAAACAAATATACAATTATAACCGTTGTTGGGTATGATGTTCGACAAAACAGTAGTGAAGAAACAACTAGCAAGCCAACAAAGAGAGCAACAAACAAACAAGTTAAGGTTGAAGTGGTTAAAAAAATATATGAACAAGAGCCAAAAGAGCCTATTCATTATATTACAGAAAGATTGTTTGAAAACAACCTTATTAATCAAAATGAAGTTGTATTGATAGACAGTGTTATCCTAGAATGTCTAGAACTATATAACGCAGTAGATGTAGCGATAAAGAGCGAATACGTACTAAAACAAATGAGTACAAAGCAAGTAGCTAATCGTATATCATACTTTAAAACATCGCTTATAACTAATTTAAATAAAGATTACCAACAATCACAAATTAAAAATGAACTTGTTAGCAATGATGATGTTGATATGGACGAGTTAGACGAGTTTTTAACTCAATTTAAATAAAGGAGTGTCATATAAATGAAAGTAATACCATTAAAAACAAAACCGCAGTATTTTGAAATGCAGCTATCTGATAAAAAGAATTTTGAGGTTAGAAAAAATGACCGTAGTTTTAAAGTGGGCGATATTTTATGCTTAGAAGAATTTTACAAAGATTACACGGAGCGTTTTATCCATGTAGAAGTGACTTATATTCTAAATAACCCCGAATATTGCAAAGATGGCTACGTAGTTTTAGGAACACGAAAAAGGTTAGATTTAGATGCTAACTTGCTAAGATAGAAAACGAATATAGTAAAAGAGGTATTTAGAAATGTTAAAGATAGAGAAGATTAAAAAAGAAATTAAAAATTATGACACCAATAATAATGTATACTTCGGTTGTTATTTAGCAAACTTTGAGTCAAATATTGATTATGAAGAAGGCAATTGTTTTAAAGAAATACTTTGTTCAGAGTGTTTAAGGCTATCATTGTTAAACTTATTAGAAGAATATAAAGAACCGATTAAACTTACTCAATTTGAGTATGAATATTTAAAAGTTGCTAAAGAGAATGGATTTAATTTTATTGCAAGAGATAAAGATAATAGATTGTATGGAACTAGCGAAAAACCTAAAAAGTATAATACAACGTGGGCTAATAGTGGTACTTATATAGGCATGTTCAAGTCAACATTTAGTTTCGTTAAATGGGAAGATGAAGAACCTTATAACATCGATGAAATATTAAGTAATTGTGAGGTAATGGAAGATGAATAGAAAAGAATATGAAGAAAGAATAGCAAAGCTAGAAAAAGAATTGAAGGAATTAAAAGAAGCGGAAATTGAAGATGATGAGTTTCCAAGACTTGGAGAGCAATATTGTTTTGTTGATACAGATGGGTATGTTGTTTATGCTCATTGGGGCGATAACACAATTGATAATTACCGCAAAGATTTTTTAAGAATTTTTAAAACCAAAAAAGAATGTGAACGTTATTTAGAAATTCAAAAAGCATTTAAAGATGAATCTAAAAACTTTGAGCCAAATTGGAAAGATGGCAATCAAGATAAATATTATCTTTATTACGACCATGACGAAAATAGTGTTGAGATTAGTTGGAATACGTGGTGTGGGCAAGCAATTTTATATTTCGAAAGTAGAGAAGTATTAAAAGAATTAATATCACGTTTTGGCGAAGAAGATATTAAAAAATATTATTTTGGAATATAGGAATAAAAGATGACAAATAAAAAAGTTAATCCAGCGGACATATTAATTAGTCCGCTTGGAATGGAAAATTTATTAGTTATTGATCAATATGATGATGAAGTAATTAAAAATAATGAACTACTTTTGGATAAACCGTATTTTTCTTTAGAAGAGGTGTTAGACGGTTTAAATAAAGACGGACATTATTTAATTATTGTCGAGGGTCCGTTACACGGTGAAATTTATCGATATAACAATTATGGTGGACAAGAAGTATATTTGATTGGAAAAACGTGCGGATACGCATGAAAGGAGAGAAAACAATGACAGTAATAGTTGAAACAACTTCTTTAGCAGAAGAAATAGTTTTTAGAGATATTATAAGAATTGAAGATAAGGAAGAATGGATTGTTTTAAATGATAAAAATGGTCGGTGTTTACCAATGCCAAAACAAGGCATTGAAAACATAAAAGTTTTAGATATTTTAACAAATAATGAGGATTAAATAATGCCTAAATATAGAAAGAAACCCGTAGTTGTAGAAGCATGTAGATATATGATTGATATGTATATGACTGATTGGTTTATGGATAAAGTGAAAGACAATACAATCATAATTTACGCAGATGGCACATGTGATATAAAAACCTTAGAGGGAACAATGAAAGCTGGTTATGGTGATTACATAATAAAAGGTGTACAAGGAGAATTATACCCATGTAAGCCTGATATTTTTCTTAAGACTTATGAGGAGGTAATTGAAGATGGGGATTTGGATTAGAAGTCAAGATAAAAAATCATTATTGTTGTGTAAATCGTTTGATGTGGGTTGTAATAATGATAATTATAATATTTTAGTTAATTATGAATTAAGAAATAATGAAGAACATTACTCCCCAATGGGTAATTATTCGTCGGTAGAAAAAGCAGTTAAGGTATTAGGTATGATACAAACAGAAATAATTAAAAGTAACAATAAGTTTATTAGTTGTGGAAATGGAATTGGTCAAAATCTCTTATGTGTTGGAGTACAGCCGATTTTTGAAATGCCACAAGATGAGGATGTTTAAATAATGAGATTTTTAACAATGTTAGCAACAAAATGTAAAGTGTGTAAAAAACGAAGCATTTGTAATTATAAAAGAATGGTAGCTTGTGCATTAGCTGAATTACCACTACAACATCATGTGGATTATGCTATGGATATGAAAGCTGATTGTGTTGCACCAATGATTAGAAAAAGAGATTTAAGAGATATTTATATTAGTGAAAATGTAAAAGTAACTATTGATCTTGAAGATGTTAAAAAGGAAATTGCAAACCAATTTTATAACCCGTTAAGAGTTGGAAATATAAAATAATGAGGTGGAAGTATGAGTAATTCAAAATATCAAGAAGCGTTAGATAGACTTTGTGAAAATGATTATTTCGATGAAAATGGTAATTGTAACTGTGATCTAATTGTAATGGATCGTATTTTATTACAAGAATTAGTTGATAAAGCAACGCCTAAACGTCCAATTTTAAATAAGATATGGGAAGATGAAGATACAAAAAACATTTATGATGAATATGGTCGTATAAATGAAACGCTGTGCGTATGCCCTAATTGTGGAGAAAGTGATATATACGATTTTGAATATAATACAAGATTTAAGTGTTGTTCTAATTGCGGACAAGTAATAGATTGGAATGATGAACAATGATAGATAAAAATAAGTTAATTACTGAGTTAGATAAATTGGATTGTATAAGTAACATAAATTACTACACTAACAATTGCAATTCCCATGATGATATTGTAAATACGATTGAAGAAATATATGAAGCTAAATTAAGTGCTAAAGAAATGTTCGAGGAACTAGGATATACATATTATAAAAGTAACAATATGATTCTTTATGAAATAAGTGAAATAAACTACTTTCTTTTTAGCCCAAATAAAGAAATTACGGTAGGTGATTATGGCATAGACGTAGCTACATTGAAAGCAATTAATCAACAATGTAAAGAACTGGGGTGGATTTGATGGAAAATAAAGTAACGATTTACAAAGGTGAAGTAATGCATGATTTGAAAGCACTGTTTGATAATGCTGGTGATTATTTTAAAGATGAATATGAGCTTGTAAAACAATATATCGAACAGTTGGAACAAGCATTAGATAAAGCATGCGAAGTGATTGACGATATAACCAAAGACAACGCAACGGAATTTTGTCCAGCTACTCAATTTGATTGGCTACCAAGTAATTGCAATGAACATACATGTGAAAATGGTACTAAAGAATGTTGGAAAGAGTGGTGTATAGAAGATGACGAGTAGAGAAGAATGCGAAAAGGCGTATTTGTATTTATTAAAACATTGTTATGAAGCAACGAAAAAAAATGACACTTACGATTTTGCACCAAGTGGCTTTAAAGAAAGCGAAGTGTTTAAGCAATTAATCGAAGAACATTTTAAACCAAAAGAAAATACATCGGAATTTAAGCACTTTAAGCTACATAGTGATAGCACTTTAAAAAATCAAACTAAGGAAGAATTAATAGACTACATTAAGATGCTATATCATAATTGGGGTGTTTGCGATGATCAATTAGCACATAGGATCAATGTTTACAGCAACTTAGAAGAAAAATACAAATCAATAGATTTTACATTGGACAAACAATTCGAATATATTGAAGAAATAGAAAAAATATTAGACGTATGTGGAATTGTTGCAATTAAAGAAAGAATTAAAGAACTAACAAATATTAAACCATACAAGTTTAAAGAGTTAAAGCCTAATATGTGGGTTTATGATGGTATTGAAAAACTTATTTGCCAAATTGGATTGATTAGCAAAAATGCAATTCATAGAGAATACGTTGATGGCACAATATCCGATAGTCCATTCGAAGAAAACCGTTTCTTCCCAGTGCAATGCGCTAATCTAGAGAGCTAAAAAATGAGTAAGTTATATGCAATATACGATGAAAACGACTTTCCCGTATGTGTTGGAAGTTCTAAGGAATGTGCTGCATACATGGGAAAGAAATCATCGAAAACATTTATACAACATTGTACCAAGGTACGAGCAGGAATAATTAAACCTAAACTTAGAGGATATGTAATAGGAGAAGATCCACAAGGAAAGAGGTCAAAAAATGATAATAACGGATAAATTAAAAAATAATATAGAGATTGTAAATACTTATGTAGATAAATACGGTTGTGTGCCTAGAGACGGTACATTTTACAGTGAGGGAGGTGACTTAGATTACATATGCGGTTTATTTAAAAGCTATGAAAACTTTATAAAAGAACTTGGCTTCGAAGATTATGGATATAGAAAACTTAAAAAATACGGGGTCCACGATATAAGAAGAGGAAAATTAATTTATATTGGTTTCCTACGAGATATTAAAGAAGAGTTTTTTGAAGATAAATATACTTTAGAACATATAAAAAAGGTAACATACTCAAATAAACTCCTTGAAAATAGATATTTAATAAGAAAGGACATAGCATAATGAAAGAAAGCAAGTATTATCTACAAAATTGGAAGAAATGGAAACGCACTGTTCAGCTTTTGGAAGAAACTAGAGACGAACTAATGGACATGAGACGTGCTATTCCTATTGGAAGTGATAATATGCCAGGTGGTAACCACAGTAGCGTTATTGCCAAAATGCAAAAGATAATAGACCAATGCGATCAATACGATGTTCTTATAAGCAATTATAATTTTCTTATTAATTCGCTGGAACGTGCGATAACTGTTTTAAACGAAGAAGAAAAAGAAGTGTGCATTATATTTTCTAATAACCCAGATAATTCAGATGTAAGGGAAGCTATAGCATCTAAACGAGGGTATTCAAGATCGGTATTTTATCGAAAACTTGATGATGTATATATTAAGCTTAATATGTTGTTATGTTTAAGCCCGATAATGACGATCGATGATTATGATAAAGAAATCTATTAATAACAAACTGGGACTAAACTGGGACTAAAATAGGCTATTTATATGTTATTATTGTATTGTGGAAAAATGGTTAATCCACAAAATAGCTACTAATTGTTAGAGTTACAACATAGTTTTAGTTTTCTTTATATGATACTCATTTCCTTTTATAAAGCGGTCAAATGGCTGCTTTTTTACTATCTAAAGCGATATTACCAACCTCTCCCTATAGTAGTATCGCTTTAGATAATATAAGGGGGCGGGAAAATGGACGATGATGAAGAATTAGACAACATAATAGCTATATATTGGAGGTGCTTGAAGAATGGCAAAACACTTAACAGATGCGAAGAAAAAGCAAATAATAGCTGATTACGTTGAGTGCGGAAACTATTCGGAAGTAGCAAGAAAACATAAGGTATCTAAAGATACTGTTAGGAGACTATCCAATCGTACGGATATCGTTAAAAAAGCGCAAGAGAAAAAAGAACAAAATACTAGGGATATGTTAGAATACCTTGATCAAAAAAGAGATACGGCGTTCAAATTCATCGATAAGGCATTTGAAGAAATGTGCAAAGAAGAGAAAATCGAGAAAACATCTATTATTAATTTAGCTACCGCAATAGGTATAGTGATAGATAAGTATAGCAATGCCAATATTAATAAACAAAATGAAAAGGTAACTATTATAAATGACTTGCCAAGAGATTAGATTAAGTGAGCTTATAATTCCAAAGTATCACGGTACGTTCAATACAAGCGAAGCACATAAGATATATACAAGTGGCCGAGCTGGTACTAAATCATCAAGGGGCGGTATTAAAGCGGTTAATAGTATTGTAAGTGACGATAATTGCAGTGTTGTAGTAATTAGAAAGTTTCATAACAAACTAAAGAAAACAGTATTTAAAGAAGTTTTAAGAGCGATTACTCGATTAGGGTTAGATAAGAGTGATTTTAAGATTACAGTGTCACCAATGGAAATTAAATACTTGCCTAACGGCAATACGATTTATTTCACGGGAAACGATAGTATAGATGATACTAAAGGTATGATTGATGAAGAAAAACCAATCAAACTTGTGCAAATTGATGAATTAACAGAATTCTTCGATAAAGGAGACGGGGCGGATGAGTTGGCAAACATTGAAGCAACATTTATTCGTGGAAATGACGATCTGTTTACAATGGAATACTACTTCAATCCTCCACGTAATCCTAAAGCACCTATTATGGAATGGCTTAATTCTATGAAAAAGCGCCCCGACTGCGTACATATTCATAATGATTATCGAGACGTTCCAGTAAAATGGCTAGGTAAGAAATTAATAGCAAGTGCTGAAATATTAAAATTGCTTGATGAAAAGATGTACAATTGGCTATGGTTAGGTCTATGTACGGGACTTGATGAACTTATTTATTATATGTTTAAAGACAGTATGATGTACGATTTTGAAAAGAGCGATTATAGTAGTTGCTCTTTTTTAGGTTGTGGTATTGACTACGGACAAATGAATGCAACAACATTTGAATGTTTCGGATTAGATATAGCTAATAAGCAGTTATTGGGTGTTGATGAATTTTACCATAGCGGTCGAGAAAGCGGACATCAAAAGAGCCCTAGCGATTATGCAAAAGAGTTTAAAAAGTTTCGTAAACAGTGCGAGGATCTAACGGGTAAAAAACTAATTTATGTTTACATAGATCCGAGTGCTGCTGGGCTAAGAGAAGAAATACAACGGATATGCCCCGATATCAGTTATATAGGTGCTGATAATACGGTAATCAAAGGAATTAACCGAGTACAAAAGATTATGACATTTGAAATTGTAAAGTTTTCTAAGCGACAAAAGTATCTGAAAAGGGAAATGTCGTTATACGAATGGAACAAAGATTTGCTAGACAAAGGAAAAGAAGTCCCCGTAAAAGAAAACGATCATTGCCAAGACGGATTTAGATATCTTGTTATGGGATTGTGGAAATACATTAAAATGTTTTTACCAAAAACGGAAAGAGAGGAATAAAATTTGAATGCGATTATTACATTCTTACAAAAGAAAGGTTATCAAACAGTAGAGACCGATTTTTATAGTAAAATCGACGATTGGAAAGACTGGTATGAATGCAAGATAGATGAATTTCACAAATCCTCTTTTTACAATGGGGTTTGTGAAGTAGAAAACAATATTTTACAGTTAGGAATGGCAAAGACTGTTTGTGAAGATTGGGCGAACTTACTTCTAAACGAAAAAGTTGATTTTAAGATAGATGATGAGAATTGCGATATAACAGTTAAAGAAATATTGAAAAGCAATAACTTTAGAAAGAAAGCTAACCAGCTAATTGAAACAAGTTTTGCCTTTGGTACGGGAGCTTTTGTAGAGTTCATAAAAGACGGTAAACCAGCAATAGATTACATAACTGCGGATAAGATTTATCCATTATCTTGGCAAAACGGTATTATTACTGAATGTGCTTTCGGGAGTGTTGGAGTAGTTGATAAAGAAAGGATATATTATTTACAAATACATACTAAACCTAACGGTGCTTATGTTGTAGAAAACTATCGATTTAAAATTAAAGGTGATGAAATAATATTAGTAGACATTAAAGACATGGTTGGTAAATGGGAAACTCATTCCACAAATCCAATGTTTCAAATTATTACACCAAATATTGTTAACAACTATGATATTAATAGTCCAATGGGGATTAGTGTATATGGAAATGCAATAGATGTATTAAAAGAAATTGATATGGCTTTTGACAGTCTTAACAATGATTTCATAACGGGTCGTCGAATGGTATTCTTAAAAAACCAATTATTCGGTTTTGATGATAAAGGTAACAAAAAAGACGTTATATCTAGAAAAGAAAATATTATTCGCTGGATCGGTGACAAAGAAGATAACGGTGAGTTAGTAAAAGACTACTCACCAGCATTACGAGCCGATGATCATATCAAGGCAATTCAGTTTCAATTAAATTTATTAAGTGAAAAGTGCGGTATGGGTACTAATAGATATGAATTTACTTTAGGTGGTGTTAAGACTGCAACGGAAGTCATTAGCGAGGATAGTGACTTATACGCTAATCTTAAAAAACATGAACTGTCTTTAGAAACACCACTAATTGATTTAGTAAAAGCTATCTTATTCTTAAACAAATGCACTGATTGTAACATTAGTGTTAATTTTGATGATAGCATAATTGAAGATACCGACAGTATTAAAAAGCAAGCACTAATTGAGTATAACGCTGGATTAATAGATAAAGTAGAATACTTTGTATTAACGAAGAAAATGACAGTTGTTCAAGCGAAAAAATATGTTGATGAAATTCAAAAAAGATTACCTAAACCGCAAAAAGAACCGCCAATAGAGGAATAGTATGTTAAGTGATAAGCAAATGCTTTATTTAGCAAATCAATTTGTTAATGACTATATCGAAGCTGAGGGGCAGTTGTTTGATCTAATAGCAAATGATCTTAAAGGCTACAACGATGATGATATTAACGATGATTGGTACATGGGAAAAGTCTTAAAGATGGGTGCTTTAATCAGTATTGCAAATAGTGTTATTAAATCAATGCCAAGTAGCAGTTATAACAATGCTATTAAGAACTCATTTTTTGCCAATCTAAGAAAGAAATACCAGGATACTGTTAATATACCAAAAGTTGATAAAACTATTTTGAGGAATGTTAAAACAAACGCATTAGAAGCATTTAGACAAGGTTATTTAGATGTTTTAAATCAAGCATATTCGAGTGTTATTAGTGGTACTTCCACGTATGATATAGAGATCAAGAAAGCGATAACACAGTTAGTAGACAAAGGCTTTACGGGTGCTACGTATGTGAGAAAAGACGGTTCTATCGTTAATATGTCTTTAGAAGCAGTAGCAAGACGGGATATATTAACAACTATGCATCAAAATGCCAATGATCATTCGTTGAATGCATGTAAGCAGTTAGGTACTAACTATGTAGAAGTATCAAGTCACCCGAATGCTCGACCCGATCATGCATTGTGGCAAGGTAAGCTTTATATGCTAGAGGGCAGTACTAGCAAGTATCAAAACTTTTATGAAGCTACCAAATACGGCAGTGTAGACGGTTTAGGAGGTGTGAACTGTAAACATCGATTTTATCCTTATGTCTTAGGGGATAAACGAGCGTTTGATACATATGATCTTAAAGAAAATGAAAAGCTTTATAAATTAGAGCAGCAGCAACGTGCTAATGAGCGTGCTATAAGAAAATGGAAACAAAAAGCTAATGCAGTAGACACTTTAGGTCAAGATAACACTTTCTATAAAAACAAGGTTAGAGAGTGGCAAAAACGCAATAGTGATTTTGTTAAAGAACATGGCTTAACAAGAGATTATACAAGAGAATTTATAATTTAATAATTAAACGTCCCTAGGGGCGTTTTTTTATACTTCGTCATGGCGCAAGACGTTAAAAAGGCAAGCAACCATCGTGTACGCTTCACACGTTAAATAAAGCGTTAATGGAGGAAAAATGAAAAGAGAAGATTTATTAAAAATTGAGGGTTTAAGTGAAGAACAAGTAAACGCAGTCATGAAACTGCACAATAACGATGCAAATGATTGGGGAGCTAAATTAAATGCTAAAGACACTGAAATTAATACTTTGAAAGGCGAAAAAACAACTTTAGAAAATGATCTAGCTAAGTTTAAAGATATTGATATTGAAGCGTTAAAAAAAGCTGGCAGTGATTGGGAGGAAAAATATAATAACCTAATGTTTGAAAAAGAGTTAGATGTTGCTATTGCTAAATCTAATCCAAAGAACGCAAAAGCATTAAAAGCCTTATTAGAAATTAAAAACATCAAATTGGAAGATGGAAAATTAACGGGTCTTGAGGATCAGTTAACTGCATTAAAGGAAAGTGATGGCTATTTATTTGATGAAGTTCAAAATGGTCAAATCAATACGGGTGGGTTTCAAGGCGGTGCTGGTAGCAAAGATGACGGCGTTGAAGCGCGTTTTAAAGAATTAAACCCAGACTTAGAAATTTAGGAGGAAATAATATGGGACATGAAAGTCAAGTGAGATATTCGAAATTAATTGATATTAAATTAAGAAATGAATTAGTATTAAAAGATGGAGTTGTTTTTAATAATCGTTATGAGGGTGACCCGAAAGCTGGTGCAGTTAAAATCCCCGTTCGTGATACAGAAGTAGAAGTGAATAGATACGATCGTTCAAAAGGTGCTGACTTAACTGAGAGCAGTACAACTTACGAAGATATGTTAATCAATCAAGATGAAGCAGTAAATGAGTTAATTGATGGTTATACCGCTCAAACAGTACCCGACAATTTAGTAGCTGATAGATTAGACAGTGCTGGCTATTCATTGGCTTTGAGTTTAGATAGTGTAGGTATGAAAACATTAGAAGATAATTCCACTGAATTTGGCGGTACTGTTGCATTAACAAATGATAATGTTTATTCATTTTTTACTAAAGCACGTACTAAACATTCTAAATTGGGAGTACCTAAAATTGGTCGTTTTGCAATTGTAACACCCGAAATTTATGAGTTGTTATTAAATGAACCAAAATTCTTAGCAGCGGATAAATTAAACGAAACACTAATCAAACAAGGAATTATCGGTCAAATTGCTGGTTACAACATTATTGAGTGTACATATGCCGATGAAACAACTGAAATTATCTTCGGTCATCCTAATTGGTGCCACAGGGTTAAAGATTGGAAAGTGCCAGTTGCGGTTAATGATTTAAAAGGATCGGGTAACTTCATCGGTGCGAGTGCAGTACAAGGACGTCAAGTTTATGGCTACAAAGTAACTAAGAAACAAACATTATTAAGAAAAACAGTACAATCACAATTAGGTGAATTAACAATAAAATCCGTGGCTGGAACGGAAACGGGAGCGACAAAATTAACCGTTACACCAGCATTAGGAGAGGGAAACAGTTATAAAATCAAAATGGCAGCTAACCCAACAAAACCACAATTTGGTCAAGTATGCACAAGTGGCTATACTAATTGGGACGGTACAAGTGATATTGATGGAATCAATGGTAATAAAATTGTTGTAGTAGAAGTTGATAAAGATAATAAAGCATTAAAATGCGGAACTGCTACAATTGCAGTAAAAGCCGAGTAATGCCTAATTTAGACTATTATTTGGACGTTTTTGGGGGAAATAAAATTCCTCCAGAACGTTTTAATAAATACATTATGAATGCAAAGTATGTTGTTAAGTATTACACGCCAAGCGCACCAAAAAAACTTGATGAAGATTTAAAGATGTGTATTTGTGCCGTTGCAGATGAATTGTTTAAACAAGATAAGATTGATAAGAATTTACAAAGTGAGAATAATGACGGCTTTTCACAAACTTTTAAATCTAATGAAGAATTAAATAATAATGTTTATTCTATTATCAAGTTTTACCTATCTAATACGGGTTATATGTACGTGGGGTTTAAATGATAACTAACGCTAATATAACTATTGTTTCTAGAATATTTGATGAAGAGACAAGAGAGGATAAATATATAGCAAAGGTTATCAAAGGTGTAAGCTGGTATGCTGATTTTAAAGCAAGCATTGGTGAAAGTGGTTTGAAATCGGGCGATATATATAAAGTTAGAATACCTCTTGATGAAGACATCAACATTAAAGTATCAAAAGGTGATATTGTGGTTCGTGGCGATATTGAAATAACGGAAAGCGACACCCCTAAAACTATTATGAAAGATAGAGAAGCGTTTATTGTGACTTCTTTTTCAATAAACGCTCGGGGATCACTGAAACATATTAGGGTTTTTGGAACATGATTTTTTTTAAACAACCACCTAACCAAACGGTCAAAGGTGGTAAATTAATTTTTGCTACTAATTTCGCCAAAAAGAAAAATGAACAGTTTCAAAAAGCACAAAAGTATGTAGACAGTGAGGTTATTAGAAGATGTGCTCCCTTAGTTCCTTTTAAAACGGGAGCATTAGAGGGGAGTTCATCATCTAATACAAGGTTGGGAAGTGGAAAAGTTATTTATAAGACACCTTATGCAAGGACTCAATATTATATGGGGCGTGCTTCTAATCAAAGAGGGCGCTTGTGGTTTGAAAGAATGAAAGTGTCAAACAAGAAAGATATATTAAAAGGTGCAAAGGAGCAAATTAAATGAGTACCACAAGAGCAATTAGAGATTATATGATAAAATGTCCTTTTCTAGAAAAAGGACACGTGAACATTGATTATTTAGGCACTGATGTAACTGAATACTCAATCGATTTGTTGCCTTGTGACCCAATTGTAAAACGGTATACCGATGGTTCTACAATTAGGCAGTATCAGTTTGCTTTTACTTCAATAAATGAGTATAGTGGTGATTACAAAGACAACATACAAAATAACGACTTCTACGAAAAATTAGCCACATGGATTGAAGAACAAAACGAAAAAGGTATTTTACCAAATATTGAATTGGGTGATCCACAAGAAATAGAAGTAATGTCATGCGGTTATCTGTTCTCAAATGAAAGTGAAACCGCAAGGTATCAAATACAATTAAGAATTTTATATAGGAGGGATTAAACAATGGCTGATATTAAAAAGCTGGTACAACGAAGTAAAAAGGTTGCATTTTATAAAGTTGGCGATAAGTATGAAAGAATGACGGGATTTACAAGCATGTCTAAATCTTCAAATCCCAAAGAATACTCTAGACAGTATGTCGATGAAGATGGTGAGGTAACAGACGTGACGGGATATAGTCCGTCAATTGATTATGCTTTTGATCAATATGAAAACAACGCAGTTCACGATGATATCGTAGCTATTACCGAAGATGAATTAATGGGAAGTGATGCAGTACGTGAAATCGTTATTGTTGATTTTACAAAACAAGATACCGAAAAAACTGGATTTGAAGCGCGCAAACGTGAATATGCAGTTATCCCATCAACTGACGGCGATGGAACTGATGCGTATACCTATTCGGGTACATTTAAATCTAAGTCAAGTGTAGTAAAAGGTATTGCAACAGTAGCCGAGGATAGACAATCATTAACATTTGTAGAAGCATAGAAAAAAGGAGTGAGCCTATGAGCCTAGAAGAATTAAAAAAATTATATGATATCGATTTTGAGGATATTGATTTCTTAGAAAGATATTACAATGCGTACACTAAATTTAATAATAGAATAAAAAGCATAAAAAAAGATGGAAACGTAATTGAAAAATTAAAAAAGACTTGTGAATACTATCGTAAATTTTTTGATGAAATATTCGGGAACGGTGCATCTAATAAACTTTTTGGTAACAAAAACAATATCAGATTATTAGAAGAGACTCTAATGACACTTATTCAAGAAAATGAACGCACAAATGAACGCATGGCATCAAGACGTATGAAAGTACAACCTAAAAATCGCGCACAACGAAGAAATCAAAAATAAATGATTAATTTGTTGTATGAGTCCTTACCCGATACTATCACAGTTGACGGTAAGGACTATTTAATTAACACTGATTATAAGTATTGGATCGAGCTAAGTGATGCGCTGAATAATCCAAATGTTGATAATGAATATTTAGCGAATGTATTAATGGGTTTATTTGCTGATGAAATACCCAAATTTAGTAATAATGTATTTTTATCAATAATGGACTTTTTTAATGGCAATGTTAGAGATTCTAAGGGCAATGGAAAGGATGAAAAAAAGACAAAGAAAGTATATGATTTCAAAATTGATGCTGAATATTTTATATCAGCATTTTTGATTCAGTACAATATTAATCTTTTTGAAGATGATCTTCATTGGTGGAAATTTTTGGCTTTATTCAACGCTCTTGATAAATGTGAATTAACCGAAAGAATACATTATAGAAGTGTTGATCTCTCTACTATTAAAGACAAAGATGAACGCAAACGTATAAGAAAAATTCAAAATGAACTTAAACTTGATGATTATATGCTTAGCGATGAAGACATCGGGGGCGCTTTATGGTAGAAATTGAAACTAAGCGCGTATGGTTTAGGTGTAAAAAATGTAATAAGAAATTGTTTCTATATTCCAATATTGCTAACTGCAACGGGGTATATGAAAAATGCAAAAATTGTGGTTATGAAAATAACGTAAAAATAAAAAATGGAAAAGTAATTTAAATTGAGCCAATGAGCCTTTACTTAAAGAAATTTAAGTGAGGTGGATTTTATGGCTGATGGAAGTCTTATTTTTGATACAAGTTTAGATGCAAGCGGCATAAAAAACGGATTATCTAACATGACTAAGATAGTAGCTACGGGAATGGCTACGATTGGTGCTACTTTGGCCGCTGGAACGGCTGCGGCTATTAAATTTGGTAGTGAGTTTGAGTCAAGCATGGCTAAGGTGTCTACTATGGTAGATACAAATAAGGTCAATATGCAAGAGTTAAACGATGGTGTTGTTAAGTTATCCAACAGTACGGGAAAAAGTGCAGTAGAACTAAGCGAAGCTATGTACAGTGCCCTAAGTGCTGGGGTAGATGTCGGGAATTCATTATCGTTTGTTGAACAGTCAAGCAAGCTGGCAACTGCTGGATTTACTACAACCGAAAGTGCCGTAGATGCATTAACAACGGTAATGAACGGATATAAAATGTCCGCTGATCAAGCCACTGCCGTATCTGACATGATGCTACAAACACAAAATAAAGGTAAGACCACAGTGGATGAACTAGCGCATAGTTTGGCTCAAGTTACACCTACGGCTGCGGCTATGAGTGTTGGTTTTGATCAAGTGAGTGCAGCTTTAGCAACAATGACCGCACAAGGGGTGCCTACTGCTCAAGCAACTACACAACTAAACAGTTTATTTGCTGAATTGGGTAAGAGCGGAACACAAGCAAATAAAGCATTTAGTGAAGCAACAAAAGGAACTAAATACGCTGGAAAATCATTCCAAGATTTAATGAAACAAGGTGTTCCATTAAATGAAATATTAGATTTAATGGGTGGCTATGCTGGTAAAAACGGTAAGTCTTTATTAGATATGTTCTCATCTATCGAAGCGGGTAAAGCAGCTTTAACAATGTCGGGCGAAAGCGCACAAATGTTTACTGACAATTTAGATGCAATGCGCAACTCAGCGGGTTTAACCGAAGAGGGTTATGACAAGATGATGGATACCTTTGATGCTAAAATAGGTATCTTAAAAGAAAATGCAAAAAACTTCGGTATTGTAATTTATGAGGGTATTCAAGAACCATTAAAAGGCATCGCAGACGAGGGTATTAAAGCAGTAGAACAGTTACAAAAGGCGTTTGAAAAAGACGGTATCGAGGGAATGTTAAAAGTTGGTTCACAACTTGTTACAAACCTATTAAACGGTATTGCAAGCGCTATGCCCGAAGTAATAGGAATGGCAAGCCAAATATTAAATACTGTTTTAAGCAGCATAAATGAATTAGCACCATCTTTAAGCGAATGTGGGACTAATATATTATGGTCACTAATAATGGGAATTATAGACAATTTACCAATATTGGCTGAAACTGCAATTAATTTGATTTCTAATTTTGCATCAAGTTTAGGCGAGTCATTACCTAATTTAATACCCGTTGCGATTCAAGGAATTTTAACTTTTGCAAGTACAATAATTGCTAATTTAGATAAAATTGTAGATGCTGGTGTAAAACTGTTACTTGGCTTAGTACAAGGTATAGTTAACTCTATTCCTATGCTTATTGAACAAGTTCCAAAAATAATTAATGATTTTTGGGCTGCAATAGATAGTAACTTATTTACAATTCTAGGTGCTGGTGTAGAAATAGTAATGACTTTAATTAATGGGATCATAAGTTCTATCCCGACATTGATAGCAAATGCTGGTGAGATTGTTTCGGCTATTTTTAATACGATAATGCACCTTGATATGTTGTCTATGGGTAAAAATTTAATTAAAAACTTAGGCAGTGGTATAAAATCCATGTTTTCCAATATGGGGAGTATTGCTAAAGATCTAATAAATAAAATAAAAGATGCTTTTACCAATATGAACTGGGTTCAACTTGGTAAAGATGTTTTGAATGGGATAATTGACGGTATTGTAGGCGGTGTAAAAGGTTTAGTAAAAGCAGCGGTAAACGCTTGTAAGTCTATGTTCAATGCAGTTAAAGATTTCTTTTCAATTTTCTCACCATCACATAAAATGCGTGATGAAATTGGTAAGTTCTTGCCTAGCGGTATTGCAACGGGTTATGAAGTTGCTATGCCCGAAGCCACAAAAGATATGATTGATACTACTGATGATGGTTTTCAAAAGCTGAAAGCAAGTGCAAAAACAATAGGAGGAGAGGTCGCGTATGACAGTGTTATGCCACTTCCCAATACTTCAACTTTAGGACGTGATGATCTTATCGATTATGATCGTTTAGCTAATAGTATGTCTAAAGTAAATATGTCGGTTGAAATGGATAAACAACCAGTTGGTAGACTTGTAACAGAAACTGTAGACGAAGAAATAGGAAAGGAAACAACAAGAAAGGGGCGGTACAATGCGTAATGGAATTGTTGATCTAATAATTAAATTAGGCGATGAAGAATACTCTTTAGCTAAGCTATTCGATATGAGAGTGCTTAGCTTTAGTATTACACCCCCGAAAGTGGTTACCAACATTGTATCTATTCCATATTCTAATACCTTTGTAGATTTAACGGAAGTTTATGGAAAGCCTACATATAATCAGCGTAATGTAGAAATCGAGATAGATAGCATAGAAACGACTTATATATGGCAAAAGTATATCGATGAAATAATTAATTTGTTTCATGGGCAAAAAGCAATGTTTTCTATTACAAGTGACAGTGAATATTGGTATACGGGTCGGTGCAGCATAGAACCAAATCTACGTGATGATAATTTGGTAAATAAGTTAACCGTTAAATTTGTTTGCAATCCTTTTAAAAAGCATTATATAACGGGGGAGGAAAGATTATGATTATTAAATTATATTGTGATGATGAATTAATACATGATACAACAACGCAAGATATTAGATGTTTAACGCTAAAACTTAAACAAAAGGTAAATACCGCGGATACCTTAACATTTTCTATTTTGCCTAATCACCCGTTGTATGACAGTATAGAAAAACTCAACTCGATATTACGTTTATATGAAATCGACGATAAAAGCAATTTACTTATGTTTAAGGGACGTGTGATTGATACTAGCGATACGATAGACGGCATACGGTGTTTTAATTGTGAAAGTGTATTAGGCTATCTGAACGACAGTATTCAGCCGCCAAAAGAGTATCACAACACAACAATACGTGATTATTTGGTAGATAAGATTAATTATCATAACAGTGTTGTTGAGGATAAGAAAAAATTTTATATTGGCACGGTTAATGTGACGAATAACACCGATAACGCTTATAGAATTGACAATGATTATCCTAATACTATGACAAACATACAAGAAAAACTAATAAAAAGATTAGGTGGTTATCTAGACTATAAAGAACTTAATGGGAACAATTATATCGATTACGTTAAGGATTATGACAGTTACAACTCGCAAAAGATAGAGTTTAAGAAAAATATTCTTGATTTGGAGCGTTATATCACATCGGTTGATTTGATAACTGCTTTGATCCCATTAGGTGCTAAAGATGAAGCAACTGAACTCCCAATCACTATTGAAAGTGTCAATGATGGTAAAAATTATGTTTACGATCAAGAAGCGGTAAATATGTATGGTTGGATATTTGGAACTAAAACATATGAAGATACCAAATTACCATCTAATCTAAAAGAAAGTGCTTTAAAAGATTTACCCGAATTAACCAAAATGTCTTTGTCACTTACAATTACCGCCATTGATCTAAACTTGATTGATGTAAACATAAGTAAAATTAAAAAGGGTGATATGATTAAGTGTATTTCACAACCACATAAATTAGATGATTATTTCATGTGTACGGTTTTAGAAAAAAATTACATAGACCCATCAAAATCAAAGCTAACATTAGATAAAACAATAAAAACATCTAGCGATATTGCTATATCTAACAATAGAGATATAAACAACGTTACAAGTCAATTAGTTGTTAATAAGCAGTTTATTTTAGATCAAATAAAACATCAGACTGATTTAATAACGGGTGCAAGTGGGGGGAATATCGCTTATATTTTTAATGATAAGGGTGAGCCTACTGATATGTTGTATATGGATACCGATGATGTTAAAACTGCAACGAATGTTTTAAGACTTAATAAAAACGGTATAGGCTTTAGTTATAACGGTGTTAATGGTGAATATAAGACAGCTTGGACTCTTGACGGTTCGTTTAATGCGGAGTTTATAACAGTTGGGACTTTACAAGGTATTCAAATTATTGCTAATTTAGGAATGATTGGCGGTTGGGCTATGGATAGTACATCATTGTCAAGTGGGAGCACGACAGGAATTATATTGGATTCAAGCGATCCAAGTGTATCTACATACAACAAAGAAACGGGTTATTTAGGTGCGAAAATGTTTGACGGTGGCATCGGAATATATAATCCTTTCAATCATGGAATATATGTAGGTGATTTAATTGGAAGTTCTGATGATACGGATAAAAAAGATTTTTTAGGAATTATTGGAGCAAAAGGCGGACGTATTGATATTGGATTCTATAAAAATCCCCCTGGAGGAGGAAGTTCTTCATTTTCCAATATAAGAATAGAGGAAAACAGTATAGATTTTTATGAAACGCTAAATATGAACGGAAGAAGCATACTCAATCAGTCAGATAGGCGATTGAAGAGAAATATTGATGATATAGATACATCATTCATATACGATTTGGAAATAAAGAAATTTGATTATATTAATGGTGATAAA